AGCTGGTCTTAAGGGTCGAGATCCCCTTTATTCTCGAATTCCCTTGAGGAAAACTCAACCTTTGAACTAGACTGCACCCAGCATTCATGCGGGTTTCGAGGTGATTGTGCGAAAAAGAAGTGAGGAAATCTCCCAATCCGTTCTCGTGAAATGGAGCCATCTTCGGGAAGTGCGAAAGCTCATGCCGGAGCTGGCTTGGCTGCATCACAGCCCGGCAGGTGGCCTTAGGGACGGCTTTACAGGCGCTCAGATGACAGCGCTTGGCGTCAAGCGAGGCTTCCCCGACCTAATCCTGCCGGTCGCTTCACGGGCCGATTCAGGTGCTTGCGGGCTGGCCATCGAGATGAAGTCGAAAACCGGCTCGCTTGCGCCGGAGCAAAAGGGATGGCTTCAGCTCTTGGAAAGACACAAATGGATCACTCACGTTTGCAGATCAGCACAGGAGGCGCGCGACGCGATATGCAACTATCTCAATGTGTCACCCGACAGTGCTCCACCCCTCCCATGACCCTGCGGCACAGGGTGCTGGTAGTCATTCAAGAGTCAGACATCAATTTGACCGGCGCCGAAGTCGCTAAAAGGGCCGGAGTGTCTTATCGACAAACGATTTTCGCCCTCAACGCCTTGTACAACATGGGCCGGATCGCCCGGACAGGACGCAAATTCACCGCTCGCTGGGGCTCGATTGAGCCCAGGCCATCCCGCAGACGGCAAGACCCGCCTGCTTTTGTGCTCTTAGAGCAGTTTTTCTCACGTCGCAAGGGATAATTGACAACATGACACACGATACCGTCGCACAAGTCTTGGCAGAGCGCGGCAAGAGGTATGGAGAATTCATTGGCCACGCAACAATCAGTCAAAAACTCAAAAAGGTGATCTTTGAGGCGCGCCCACGCTGCACCCTTGACCCCGACATGTGTGAGGCGATGGAGATGATCGCCCACAAGATCGCCCGCATTTGTAACGGTGACGCTCACTACTCAGATCACTGGACTGATATCGCAGGATATGCCGAGCTTGTAGCCGCGCGCCTGCGTCAAATTGAGGCCGAGCCCCTACCATCGGCCGACAATGCGCGCTTTGGGGAGTGATAAATGCTCGAAATTGTCGGATCAGGACTGCTAGGCTCAATTTTCGGGGGCCTGTTTCGCCTCGCCCCCGAGGTTTTGAAGTGGCTGGACCGCAAGAACGAGCGCCAGCACGAACTCAAGATGTTCGAGCAGCAGTGCCAGCTCGAAGCACAGCGCGGCTCCCAAAAGCTCCAGGAAATTGGCGCACAGCGCGATATGGCCGTGGACGTGGCCACAATGGACGCGTTCAAAGCGGCGATTGAAAGTCAGACAGACATGGCCAAGGCCGCGCCAGGATGGGTGGCTGCACTGTCCGCCAGCGTGCGCCCGGTGGTGACTTACGCCCTCATCGGCACCTACCTGTTGCTTCAGATCGGGATGGCGATCAACGCGGGATCGGTCGCGGAGGCATCCAGGCTCGTCATCACCCCCGACTTCGTAAGCCTTGTGTCTGGCACGTTCAATTACTGGCTGCTGAACCGCACGCTTGAGAAGCGGAGTTTGGCGTAATGGACATTACCCCGGCCATCGACTTGTGCAGGCGCTTTGAGGGCTTTCGCTCCAAGCCCTACCGCTGCCCGGCCGGGGTCCCGACCATTGGATACGGCACGACGCGCTATCTCAATGGTCATTTTGTCAAGCTCAACGACCCGCCCATAACGGAGCAAACGGCTCGCGTGATGCTCATGGACGACCTACGCACCAACTTCGCGCCCGGCGTGCTGCGTATGTGTCCGATCCTGCGTGAGCACCCTAACCGATTCAACGCCATCCTAGACTTCGCGTACAACACGGGTCTAGGCAGGCTTCAGACTTCGACCCTGCGCCGCTGCATCAACGTTCAAGACTGGACCGGCGCAGTCGAACAGCTCAACAAGTGGATTCGCGGCGGAGGCAAAGTGCTTCCCGGCTTGGTCGCCCGTCGCGCAGCAGAATCGCAGCTCATCAGGTAAAGCACTATGGCACCGGCACCACAACCTAACGATTTATCTGCATCAAATTGCACAGATGCACTAACACAATATCGCATCAACATGCTCGAAAGCACACTTGAAGCGGTGAAAGAAAACCTCATCAAACTGGCGCAGCTTGAGCAAAAGCACATTGAAACGAGGGAAAGCTTAACCCGCGCCTTTGACTCTATGAATGACCTCAACAAGCGACTACAGACCGTCGAATCAGAAATGCCGACGCTCAAGCTTGTGCGCGGGTGGGTCATCGCCGCCGTGCTGGGGATTGTCAGCTTGCTAGGCGTGGCCATCTTCAAACTGTTCACGCTTTCGGTGTGATGGACGGCCAAACCGAGTCATTCAAGCCGACCCGCCGCAACGGCGGACCAGCTCACGGCCCAGCCCGCGGATCGGTCAAGGGCAAGCCTGCCGAACTGCGCAACAGCAATCGGACGCCAGAAGGACTCACGGTCGAGCAGGAGGCATATGCCCGCGCCCGGGCCATGGGCATGAGCGTCGTAGAAGCCTCGGTTGCGGTAGGAATACATCGCACCGGCGGCGCCAAGTGGGAAAAGGACAATCAGAAGGTCAAAGACCGCATCATTCAGCTATCCCATATCGCCACATCTAACGCGATCCTCAAAACGGGGCTGAATCGAGAGTGGGTGCTGAGCCGGCTTATGTCTGTGGTCGAGCGCTGTATGCAGGCCGAGCCGGTCACTGATGCCAAGGGCGAGCCCACCGGAGAGTACCGTTTTGACGCCTCGGGCGCCAATCAAGCGCTGCGGATGCTTGGCGACACTATGGGCATGTTCAAGCCACCAGAAAAGAAGGACGACGAATTTGCAACCCTCAGCGACTCCGATCTTGTCCGAATCGCTCAAGAGCTTGCCGCCCAAACTGGCCTACTTGCCATCGAGGCAGACACTAAGACAGTCAAATAGTGAATTGATTTCCATAATTCATTTATGGAACTCAAATTGTGCATTACCTGCAAATGTGAAAGACCGGTATCCAGCTTTGCAAAACACGCAAAGCGGCCAGATGGTCTATCGGTTGTCTGCAAGCCTTGCAAGTCCACATACGACAAAGAACGGTATCTGGCACGCGCAGATCATTACAAAGCAAAAGCGAAAGCATGGAGAGAGCGGAACCCAGACCGGGCACGGCAAAACACTGAACGTCATCGCACGCAAAACCAAGACCACTACAACGCTAGACAGCGTGAGTTGCGCAAGATAAAACCAGATCAATACGCCGAGTATTCCAGGACGTACAGACAAAAAAACCCAGAATCAACCCGGAACATGGTCAGGCAATGGCGACAGGACAACCCGGATAAAGCCCGCGCAATGGTGCGAGAAAAGCAAGCCAGACGCCGCAAAGCAATGCCGCCATGGGCTGACAGAACAAAAATCATGGCGGTATACCGGCACGCAAAGCTGCTTGAGCAGCTAGATGGTGTCCCGCGCCATGTCGATCACGTCATTCCGTTGAGCCATCCGCTTGTTTGCGGGCTTCACGTTCACAACAATCTTCAAGTGTTGCCGGCCAAGATCAACATGAAAAAGTCAAACAAGTATGACTCCGGCGCTTCCTGAAAATCTGCGCAACATGCCGCCTAAGTTGGCATTGCTGCGCCTCCTGCAAGAGCAAAAACGCCGACAAGACAGAAACAAACTGGCGTTTTACAAGCCATATCCCAAACAAGTTTTGTTCCACAACCGCGGGGCGACGCATCGAGAGCGGCTATTCCGGGCTGGCAACCAGCTTGGCAAGACGTGGAGCAGCGCTTACGAGATTGCCTACCACCTGACCGGGCTTTATCCAGAATGGTGGCGGGGCAAACGATGGAATCGGGGTGTGACGGGCTGGGCGCTGGGCGAATCCATGGAATCGACCCGAGACACCCTGCAACGCTTGGTCCTGGGTCGGCCTGGGGAGTGGGGCACTGGCACCATCCCCGAGAAACTCATCATCGAGATTAAACGTGCGCAGGGTGTTGCCGACTCGGTGGACGCGGTTTTCGTCAAGCACGTGAGCGGCTTGGTATCGCGCCTGTACTTCAAGAGCTACGAAAAGGGCCGATCCAAGCTCCAAGGCGAAACGCTGGACTTTGCCGCACTGGACGAAGAACCGCCGCACGATATTTACACCGAGGTGCTGACCCGGACCAACGCGACCAAGGGGATTGTGTGGATCACCTTCACCCCGTTGCTTGGTATGTCCGAGGTCGTGCGATTGTTCCTGCAAAGCCCGACCAGTGATCGCGCCGACATCAACATGACCATTGATGACGTTGGTCACTACAGCGCGGAGGATCGGCAGCGCATTATCGCCAGCTACCCGGAGCACGAGCGTGAAGCACGAGCCAAGGGCGTGCCCATCCTGGGCAGTGGGCGCGTGTGGCCAATTGCCGAGAGCGCCATCAGTGTCGATCCGTTCCCCATTCCAGACCACTGGCCGATCATTTGTGGGGTGGACTTTGGCATCGACCACCCGAGCGCGGGGGCGTGGCTGGCCTGGGACCGCGACACCGACACGGTGTACGTGTACGACACCTATCGAGTGAGCAACGAAACCCCGGCGCAGATTGTCCCAAGGATTATTCAGCGTGGCGATTGGGTGCCAGTGGCATGGCCGGCGGACGGATTGCAACGGTCCAAAGGCGACGGCATCCAATTGGCCGAGCAGTACCGTGCTCACGGCGCCAAGATGCTGCACGAATACGCGCAGCTCCCGGAAACGGGCGACGAGGAAGGCAAAAAGACCAGCCGCACCAGTGTCGAGGCGGGTGTGACGCTCATGTTCGACGATATGAAGCGTGGCAAGTTCAAGGTATTCCGAGGGCTGGAGGACTGGTTCGCGGAGTTCCGCCTGTACCACCGCAAGGACGGGCTCATTGTCAAGCTGCAAGATGACTTACTGTCCGCCACTCGGTACGCCTATGTCATGAAACGGTACGCATCGACCCCGCCTGATCCTCAGACCACCATGATTAACCCGCGAAGGGACCATAACTGGCGCGTTTGACCAAAGGTCAAATAGCCCTGGCGCGTACAAAATACCATCGGCGGATAGCACCCGGACTTATGCCCATGATTGGCAATATTCAACTGAACAGCGAAGCCATAGAACGCGACAGCGAAGGCTACCCAGGCGCCAACGCTGGCGGGCCGACTATGGCCAAGCAGTATCAGCATGATGACAAGCCAAAAGGCAATGTCGTAATTGGTGAGGCGCCCACCGACGCCCAATCCCCAGGCCAAATTCCCGACGATCTTGAAAACTCTGCGCTGCCACGCGCTCAGGTGGAAATGTTCTTGCGCGAGATCAAGCATCAGCCTCACTGGAGACGCGAGGCTGACCGGGCTGCCGACTTCTACGATGGCAACCAGCTCTCACCGGAGGACGTAGAAACTCTCAAAGACCGAGGCCAGCCCCCGCTCGTTACCAACATCATTAAGCCAACCGTGGATACGGTACTTGGTATTGAAGCCAAGTCACGCAGCGATTGGGTCGTGCGGCAAGAGGATGACGACGAGTGCGAGGATGAGATGGCCCAGGCGCTATCGGTCAAGCTCAAGCACGCCGAAACCGAGTCCAGGGCCGACCGCGCGGTATCTGACGCCTACGCCGGCCAACTCAAGGCGGGGCTAGGCTGGGTCGAAGTGGCACGGGAGCATGACCCGTTTAAGTGTCCCTATCGTGTGCGCTACGTCCATCGCCGGGAGATTTTCTGGGATTGGCGGGCCGAACAGCCCGACTTGTCCGACGCTCGTTACCTGATTCGCCGGCGCTGGCTGGAACTTGAGCACGCCATCGCGCTGATGCCGCAGTACGCGAGTCTGTTTCGCAT